GAGATCACGTCTACCACTGGTATGGCCCCCTATATGCGCGGGCGAGGACGTTCCACGACCCCTCCATCATCAGCCTGAGATCGCTGTACCTCCAGTCCCCGGAGGTGTCCGGGTCCTTCAGGAGGTGACCGGACCAGCGACCGTACCCTGCGGCACCGTACCCGTTGGTGACGTCATCAGAGCGGTGCAGGGCGATTCCGTTGACCGCCGTGCCTCCGTCGTAGCCCCGGATCAACTTGGTGCCCCACGAGGAGGCGAGCGGGTAGTAGTCGATCTTCTCCCCCGCCTTCATCGCCTTGCCGCTGAACTTGCCGTAGATCGGCGGCTGGCCACTGTTGAAGGGGTTGGTGCTGGTGAGGTGCCAGACCATGTCCTGCGCGGCGACGTTGCCCGGATTGGTGTTCCGGTACACGCGCCGGAAGGCGATCTTGCTGATGACGATCCCGTCACCAACGCCCGCTCCGTGCTTGGCGTTCAGCGCGTCCCGGATGGTGGACGCCGTGTAGACGACACATCCGGTGTACCGGCGAGTCCGACCGGCCTCAAGGTTTGCTGACGGATTCGAGGCACCGTGCCAGTTGTTGCCCGGCCAGTACCCCTGATACAGGTGCGGATTCCGGTCGAGGATCCCGTACTCCCGAGCCCACCTCCATTGGATATCTGGGCGATAAGAACCCCACTCTCGGGGCTTCCAGATGATGTTCTCGTCTGACCCCTGACGTCGGATCTCCCCCCACCCAGTGGCCCACTGGATCTGGTTCGAGTTGGCACCCTCCAGACCGGAGGCGTTGACTCCCCGGACGAAGTACCAGTAGGCGGTGTTCTCCTGAAGACCTACCACGCGGTAGAAAGTCGAGAACCCCACGTCGATGATCCCCGTCGGGCCCTCTCCCGCCCGTCCGTAGTAGACGCGGTAGGAGACCGCGCTGCCGCCCGGATGGGACCACGAGAGGTCCGTCCACGCGTTGGTACGGCTGGGGGAGGTCAGGTCGATGACCGTGGCTGGAGTCGGGTTGTCCGGCGTCGTGAAGGTCTGGACGCTGTCCGGGGTGTACCCGCCACTGATCAGGGCGGTCCTGATCTTGACGGTGTACGTGGTGTTCGCCGTCAGCCCGGTGATCCACTTCGTGGACGTGTTGTCCGGGAGGTCCAGATCTGTACGCCGCACTCCGTTGAGGGTGACCTCGTAGGGACCGACATGGTCGAAGTTCTGGCTGTCGAAGATCTCGATCATCACCCGGTCGAAGGCCAGATTTCGCAGTGCGAAGTCCACCGGACCGATGTCCGCGTTCAACTGCACCCAGATGCCCCCGACCCAGTTCCACACAGGGGCCTTGCGCCATGCGGGGACCGAGTTCGGGGTGGTCTGGACCGTCTCCCCGATGTACCTCTGTCCCTGATAGATGCTCTGGGGCATTCAGATCACCCGAAGGTCTGGATGTAGATGGTGTTCGCGGTGGGGTTGGTCGGGAAGGCGTTGGAGGCGATGACCTCTCGCCCGTTCAGGAAGAACCGTCCGGTGATCCGGAGATCCCCCTCCACAGACAGTGTGGCACCAGCGGGGATCCTCAAGGTCCCATCCACCCGGACCACCTTGTCGGTACCCGAGAAGGTCACGTCACCCGTGAAGGTGTCCCCGGCCTTCTTGGCGTACACCGAGTGCGGATCGGGATCCGCGAGGTGGTCGGCCATCTTGCCGTCCGTGTAGGAGTTTGCTGCGGAGAGGATCTCCGGGTGCGCGCTCTGATCCCCGTCATGCTCCTGCACGAGGATGTAGTCCATCGCAGTCGCCGCGTGGACGATCTTGCTGTCCACCTCGTGCGACCGACCGATGGTCCCCTCCGCGCCCCGCTCGATGGTCCCGGTGACCGCGCCCTCCCGGTAGTCGGTGAGGTAGACGACCTCCCGAAGACGGTAGTTGGCGTCCAGAATCGTCAACGCCATGTACTCGTCGGCTTGGAAGTCCCCGACGGGGGCTCCGCCGTCCTGAGTCAGAGCGGCCTTGAACTGGATGGTGGTCACAGCGTCATCCAGAGCCAAGTCGAGGTACGTCTCCACCCCGTCCATCCGAAGACGCTTGGCGGTAGTCACATCAATGGCCATCAGTCATCACCCATCATCCACGACGATCAGATCAACAGAACAAGGATTGCTCACCGTGATCCACGGCACCGCGTAAGCGAAGCCGGGATCGCCCAAATCGACCGCGCTGTCTGCGGCGCTGCCGTACCACGCCCAGTCCACGGTGACCGGCGTAGTCGGGAGGATGGTGACGTCTCGGAGGAACACACCCAAGTGGTCGTACAACTTCAGCCCCATGGTGAGGTCCACAGGAACCCCAGAGGGCTCCCGCGCGTGGCAGCCCATCCGGGCCTTCGTCCACGATGCGATGGGGATCCCGCGCTGGATGGGATCCGACAGACCGCACGTGTAGGTACCGGCCACCTTGAGGTAGGCGAACCACTCGTACATGACGTTGGGGTGCAGGACCAGTGGGAAGTCCGGGTAGTTCTCGTTCTTCCGGAGTTCGATGTCTCCCGCCGGAGCCCAGTTGGTCCCTTCGAGCGTCCCGTTCTCGAACGAGGAGTCGTTGGTGTCGAGCATCAGGTTGTTGGAGATCACGACGTTGGCTCTGCACCCCGTGACGCCTTCGCAGAACCTCAGGATGAAGTCCATGGATCCCTGCTGCGGTCCCATGAGGGCGTCCACGACATGCCGTGCCCGACCGCTGCCGAGCACTTCGTCGTACTCGTATCCAATCGACGCCGTCATCGCCTGAAGCATCTGGGGCGGAACCCGCAGCGGATCCCAGAAGTACTGAGCCGCCTCCCCCATGGTGACCACCTGATCCAGAAGGGCACCGGGGGTCTGGAGGAACTGCACCAGATCGTTGTCCTGCTGCGCGGGGGAGATGGTCCTCGTGGTGTCTCCGATGGCCACGCCCGGCAGGGTCTCCGGGAGCCTCAGGGCCCAGTCGTAGTCAGCGATGCCGATCTCGTAGGCGGACCCGACCGCGACCCACACACGGTTCGGGTCGAGGACGAAGGCGGTGTAGTAGACCCACTCCCCCGGCGGTGGCTGGGGATCCCGGTACACCGGAAGACGTCGTGTCTCGTAGGCGATGTGATCCCACTCGCGCCCCTTGATCTCCATCATGATCTGCCCCTCCTCCCGGCGCTTCGCCGGGGATCGGGTGCTCCGCACGAGAGAGAAGTGGGACCAGTCGCCCTCCGGCCACGTCCACTCCACGCTGATGACGAACCGGGGGTTCTCCAGATCGACGTGGGGGTCCGACCACGCGTACGCGTACATCGGAAGGGCGGAGTAGGTCTCCATCAGGCGATGCCTCCCTGCACGGTCAGGGTGAGGACGCTGTCCGCCCCCACCACTCCGTCAGAGGAGAAGAACGGGATCGCGTTGACGGCGATCTGGTTCAGAACGATGGTCTCGATGTCCGGGTCTCCCGCAGCCAGACTCAGCCGCGTGATCTGCACGTAGTCGAGTCCCTGAATCGTGGAGAGTTGGGAGTAGATCGTCTGGACCGTGACTGTCTGGTTGAAGTCCACGTTCTGGTACCGGAAGTAGAAGTCCAACTGGTCCTTGATCGCCTTCTCCACCTCGTCCTGCCGGGCGGTCGGCAGGCAGTAGACCTGCATCGTCAGGAAGATCGGGACGAACGCCGCTCCGAAGACCTGAACGGTCACTCCGGCCATGGCGCGCTGCTCAAGGTAGGTACGAACCTCATCCGCCTGCTCCGGGCTGAGCGGGGGCCTCTTGGAGCCATCATCCTGTGGTGCCACGTAGACCGTGACGGAGGATCCGTTGTTGCCCACGGGCTTGGCCTTGGCCACGAGCGGTACCCCGGTGATCGCCACTGCTTGATAGTCCGCCAGCGTGACCGCGCGGTCCCGCGAGCGGTACGCCCGAGCGGCGTTGATCCGGATGCTCTCAAGGCTCTCCGCGTTCGCACCTCCGGTGGCCGGATCCTCGTTGGTGACGCTGACGCCGTAGATCACGGGCTCGATGATCGTGTTGATGCTGTTCGCCGGGACGTTGCCACTGGTCCCGCCGCCGACCCGGTAAGTGGCCCGGACGATGGAGTGCAGCGGCGGCACCGCCCCATGGAGGCCATCGCCGAAGCGGACGATGCAGGAGCCGTCCGTCTGGTTCATCGCCTCGAACACCTTGTCCGTGGGATTCGCGTCCATCAGGACGGGAACCTCTGCCCACTCCGTGGTGACGTCGCCCAACTGGACGTTCACTCGGATCGATCCGTCCAGCACCGAGGTCCGAGGCAGGAAGAACTGCTGACCGACGAATCCGTTGGACACCCCGATTGACTCGTCGGAGTAGGTGCGCCCCTCAAGGGCCATGACGGACGAGATCACCGATTCCGCCGTGGCGCTGCCTGCCGGGAGGAGGGTATCGAACTGGACCTCGAAGTTCTTCAGCATGGCTCCGGACTGACCCGGAACGCTGGCCTGAACACGTGTCCCCGCCGGGATCGACACCTCCGCCTGCGTGGCGTTGCTGAAGGTCAGGTAGACCTCCGCCGGAGTGGCCCGCCGGGGGGTGTAGTTGAACATCTCCGCGATGGCGTACAGCGACTCCCGCTGGACCGCCGTCGGCAGGTACGCCTCGTTGGCGACCCGGTCGAGGTAGTAGTGCAGCCCGTCCACGGCGTAGGCGAACGCCTCCACCATCGCGACACCGAAGTCCGACGGGTTCTCCGCCGACCACGTGGGGATGCGAGCCCGGATCAGCCGGATGAGATCCGTGCGGATGGCCTCGTAGTCCCGGCTCGTGTAGTCGATGACGGGCAGGAGCGGAGAGACAGCCATCAGAACCCCTCGTTCGTGTAGATCTCGGTGCCACCGGGAAGTTGGGTGCCCACGCGGACAGTCTCGTCCACCTCGCTCTCGTAGCGACCGAAGCGGACCTCGATCTCCACGTAGGTGGGCCGGTCTTGGTTGCGCGAGACGATGATCTCCCGCGCCTCGTAGTCAGGGAACCACTTCTTGAAAGCGGCGTCCACCGCCTCCTGCATCGCAGTGTCCAGTTCCCCGCCGAGGGAGTAGACCGTGCTGAGGATGTCCACTCCCCACGTGGGGCGCATGACCCTTTCCCCGATCATCGTGCCGAGGCAGAAGGCGACCTGAGATCCGATCATCTCTGTCGGGTTGTCCGTGACCGCGACCGATCCCGACTGGATCGTGAAGGGGAACTTCACTCCGAGAGTCATGCGATGTCCTCCTCTACGGGAACGGTCAGGACCCGAGCCTTCCATCGCTGATCCGGCACGACAACATTCGCTCCTGCTCCGACCAAGTAGGGGCGCGTGTTGAGGAGCATCGGCTGGGGTCGCTTGGCCCGACGGTTCTGCTTCAGCAGGGTGTTGATGTCCAACTTGGAGTCCCGCGACTTCTGGGAGTGGTCCAGACCGTCAGAGCCGAGCACCATCTCTGTGATGTAGTCCCCACCGGTCACGATGTGCTTCGCACTGCGAACGATCCATGTCTTGTACTGCCCGTCGTTGAAGATCCGGTAGGCGTCGAACGGCTTCTTCCGGTAGGCCGCACGGAACGTGGCGCGCGCCTCGTAAGGGAACTGCTTCTCCGTCGTGACGCCGAGCGCCTTGAGTTCGCCCTCCATGTCAGAGGTCACGGATAGCGTGGAGTCGATCTCCTCGAACACTCCCGGCAAGTACCGGATGTTCTTCTGCGAGATGACGTTCACGTTGATCGGATCGACGCCGTACAGCCCACTCGTGGTCAGTGGCTCCTTGCCCGTCGCGGAGTAGGACTCCTCGAAGGACAGCACGTTCGCCAGCGGATCCACCGTTCCCATGACGCTGGTCTTGGCGTGGAAGGAGTAGCGGTAGTTCTCCTCCAGCACCTCCTTCAGCGGTCGGAAGACCAGCGTTACTCCGTCGATGAGCAGGATGTACCCCCACTGTGCGGCGAGTCGCGTGAGCAGGGTCCAGTCCGAGTCCCCCTTCTGGAGGATCTGGTCGTGGATGTACGGGTGCGGATCGGTCTCCACTTGGAACCGGTAGTTGTCGCCGATCTCCTGAGCGATGTTGTGGATGCTGACGTTGGTGTACGTCTTCCCGCTCTCATTGAACATCGGATACCCGGCAGAGATCGCGAGGATCTCCGTGCTGTTCGTGATCCCGTCGATCTGCGGTCGGAAGGAGTGGACGTACCCGATGAACTCATCGAAGCGGAGGGGAGACCCCCACCGGATGAGCAGCGGGCTTCCCGCTGCGACGTACTTGATGAGGTCCTCATACTGGACGTTGAGCGACACCTTCGCGACGTCCATCCTGTACTCGCTGCGGAGCACCACGAGGTTGGTGATGTCCAACTTCTCCAGCGGGGTCAGCGGGAACGAGATCGAGGTCGGGAAGAGGCTAAACATTGCCGGGGATCCGTATCTGCGTTCCCGGACGGATGTCAGTGGGATTCTGGATGATCGGGTTGGCGTCCATGATCTTCCACCACAGGAGGGGCGACCCCAGATACCGCGAGGCGATCCGGTCGAGCCGGTCGTACTCGCCCCACGTGTAGAGGAGCGGGTTGACCGACATGGTGGGGAAGTTCCGGCGCGCGGCGACAGTCCCGTCCGGGTGAGGGACGATGTTGCCATCGACGTAGCGGGAGCGGCTGGTGATCATCGGTTCCCCCAGATCGGCTTGCGGTGCTTTCCGTTGACTCGTTCCTCGTAGTGCAGGTGGTTCCCGCTGGAGTTTCCGGTAGTCCCCACCCGACCGAGAGCGGCTCCGGCGGAAATGCTCTGACCCGACTTCAGCCCGGTCTGGATGGACTGCAAGTGACAGTAGCCGTGCTCAACCGTCCCCGTCTTGATGATCACGTGGTTCCCCGCCCATGATCCCCAGCCACCGTACCGCCCTGCGTACTTGACGATCCCAGATCGGGTGGCCACGACCTTCTTACCGGCGATCCCGCCGAGCCCGTAGTCGTCTCCAGTGTGGGAGGAGGACCACCACGAGCCCTTGCTCCCGTAGGGCGTGGTGACCTTGTTGTACCCCGGCACGGGGCCGCTGTAGGGGTTGCCCGGTGTGTCTGAGGTGTACGAGCCCCCGCCTTCCTCCTCTGACGAGGAACTCGTGTCCGTCGAGGCGATTCCGGGGAAGGACTTCTCAGCATCCTCCGCAGCCATGTCCACATGGCGACGGAAGACGATGTCCAGCCGAGTCCTGATGGGGACCATGTCGGAGGAGAACATCTCGTCCTTCCACGTCACCGACCCCACGAACCCGTAGAAGTTGATCCCCGGCCCAAGGATCAGGCGCGCGTTGCTGGGCATCAGGACGCCCATGTTCGCCGTCTTCCCCCGGTCGGTGAGGTTCCACTCCCCGTTGCAGATCTTGAGCAGAGCCTCCAAGTCCCAGTGCGTCCCGTACCGCAGGATCCCGTCCCGGTCTCCCTTGCGGAGCGCGGGGGAGTACTGGCCCGAGTCCGGGATCCTCGACATCACGTCAGGGGTCCGGTCCAGCAGCACCGTGAAGGAGATCGACTGGAAGTTCTGGAAGACGCCGGAGAGAACGCGGTTGGTCTCGCTTCGAGGATCGATGATGAAGGAGTCGTTCCGGGAGGACACGTAGGACACCGTCGTCGGGTTGTAGAGAAATCGGAAGCCCCAGCGGTACTGCATCTGGGACACCTGTCCGGGTGCCTGATGGTGCTGGATGATCCGCCCGAGGCGCAGGGTGTTGAGTCCCTCCTTGGCCCACTTCTCCGTGTAGTCCTTGGGGGCCGTTCGCTCGTCGTAGAAGTTCGCAGTGCGAAGTCCAGTCGTCCCGAGATCCACCACTTTGCTCAGGCTGGAGTTGTGCAGGGGAGGGTTGAACCGGAACTGCTTGTGGGAGATGTCGGCGTCGATCTGATCGATGTCGGAGGCCAGCGAGTTCTCCGGCGCTTCCCTCTCGACTAGGTCTTCGAGCGGATTGCTGGGACTGGTGATGTCGGGCATGTCACCTCCAATCGACCTTCACGCTGCGGTACGAGCCGTTCTTGTAGACCGACCATGCGTTGAACCCCTGAGACCTGTAGACCGACCGGGCTGCCATCGCGTTGACCGATGGATCGAACAGGTCGTCGTTGCTCTTGAGGCCCCACGACTTGCGCCGCTCTTCCCCCATCTTCCCGAGCATGTTGATCTGCCACAGTCCGTACGAGTTGTCTCCTGTGCCCGAGTTGCCGTTGTAGGCGCGGGGATTCCACCCCGACTCCTTGTACGCGATCTGGGTCATCGTGTCCGCCTCCGTCGGGGAGAACCCCGCGCTGACGGCATAGACGTACACGGTCTTCCCGGTCATGGCCCCCGCACCGGGGGTGGCTGGGGTGGCGGTGGTCGAGGAGGAACTCGCCTCGTCCCCCCGAGTGATCCCGTACGAGGCGAGGCGGTCCTCCTCATCCTGCGCCATGTTGAGGAATCGGGCGAAGGTGATGTTCACCCACGACAGGATCGGCACCATCGAACCGGAGAACATCTGGTCGTTCACGGAGACCGACACCACCGCGCCTCGCGAGGTGTAGGGCCCGAGGATCAGGCGGCAGGGGTTCGGGAGCAGGACCCCGATGTCACCGGTCTGGCTCCGAGACCTCGTGTTGTGGATGCCGTTGGCGCATCGGTAGAGGAAGTCGAGGTCGTAGTGCGTCCCCTGTTCTTGGATCTGCTTCCGGTCCGTGGTCGAGATGGCGGGGATGTAGTCCGACGTCCTCGCATTGCTGTTCACGTCCGGGATCCGATTGAGCAGGACCTCAAGTTGGATCTGCTCCAGTCCGCTCTGGAGGACGTGCGTTCCAGTGGAGCGCTGGTCCGGGATGAAGTTCGTGCCGACGTTGAGCGTCCCCCCGAGTTGGGTGGGGTTGTAGAGGAAGCGGAAGCCGTACCGGTTCCCGGACTCGATGATCCCCCGAGAGACCGCCATGTCGTCCATGATGATCCGCCCGAGGCGGAGGTTCTCGAACCCGGTCTTCCCGCCGTCGTTCCGCACTGCGTTGCTCGCCGAGTAGGTGTTGCTCCTCTCGTCGTAGTAGGACGCCAAGGAGGACGCCGGATTCCTCCTGCCCTCCCCGAGATCCACGAGGGCCAATCGCGACAACTTGTGCATCGGAGGGTTGAACCGGAAGGGCAGACCGGAGATGTCGAAGGACTGGATCTCCGCAGTGCCGGTGCCGCCGGACGCGTCGCTGCTCCCCGTGGTGACATCCTCCATGGGGTTGCTGGGGCTGGTGATCGTGACGTTGGGGCTAACCACCGGAGAACCTCCCCACGCCCATGGCGAGGAGTTCCTCGTCGGTGTCGAGGATCCGCTTCACCCGGTTGGCAAGGTACAGCGCCTCCTGATCCGTCGCCTTCTGGATCGTCAGGTTGATGTTGACGATGGGGGCTCCGCCAGACCGGGTCTTGTTGCTCGTCGGGGATGTCTTCCCGAGAGCCAGTTCCTCACGAACGGCGGTCGCCACCCGGTTGGGCAGGACCATCTCGCCGTAGTGGATCTGAGCGATCTGGTCCGCCTCCACGAACCACTCGCCCTTGGAGTAGGAGCCGTACCCAGAGGACCGGGGGACGTAGGGCTTCTCTGCGATGGCCTTGTTCGCCGCCGCACCCTTGTGCTCGTCGTAGTCGGTGAACTTGTTGACCGCCCACTTGCCCGCGAGTCCCGCCCCAACGGTGACCCCGGCGATCCCAGCCCCTACAGCCAAGACAGGGGCGGCAGCAGCGGCAGCAGGACCGAGGAGGCTGGTCCCGGCACTGATCCCCAGACGACCCAGAATGGCCTTTCCGAACGCTCCCGTGATCAACGCCATGAGATGACTTGGGAGCCCCGTGAAGAAGTCGGTGACACCTTGAGTGGCCCCCGGAAGTTCAGTCTTGAAGACGTCCATCTGGTTGGCGAGAGTGACGTAGGCATCCCGGATCTTCTCCAACTCCGGAGGAAGGTTCGCGAGGAGATCCACAGCGGTGGTGATGTGCTTGGTGGCCTCCTCGATGCCTGCGGTGGCGGCATTCAGCATGTCCTCGCCCAAGTTCATCTGGGCGGATTCGAGTTTGCGGACCCCCTCCATGCCGTACGTGTACTTCGAGCCAAGTCCACCGCCTTCCTCGCCGAGCGCCTTGGCCTGCTCCTGAACCTGATTCTCCGTCAGGGGCTTCCCACCCTGACCGGCTCGAAGACGAAGGCCCTCCTTGACCATCTCCACAGCAGCGCGGTCGCCGCCGTACATCTCCATCAACTGGGCCTCGCCCATGGAGCCGACGCCGAACTCACGGTCGATCTCGTCCCGCGTCGCCCCGCGACTGCCGAAGGTGTTGTTCCACAACTGGTTGGTCTGGCCCTCGATACCGATGAGTTCCCCGGTCGCTGGGTTCCTCGTCATGACGCCTGCGGCCATGGAGGCGTAGTAGGCCTGCGCGCCGTTCATCGACATCATCGCGCCGGGAACGAGGCTCTGGTCGATGCCTGCCATCCCTGCGAGGGTGTTGTAGCCGCCGATCTGGGACGCGGCGCGGCGCTCGCCGACGGTGCCGCCGCCCATCATTCCGACCATGCCCATGCGCTGGGTGCCCGCGACCATGGTGTTCATGAAGGCTTGCTCGTTCTGGACGTTGAAGTCGTTCCGAGCGGTGTCCATCATCCGCTTGAACGACCCGAAGTCGCCTGTGGCCTGAGCCATACCGAAGCGAGCGGCCTCCATGTTGAGGGCCCGCTCCGGGCGCATGATCAGGTCGGGGAGACCCGCGAGGGCGATGCCCCCACCGATGCCCCCCATGCCCGAACCGATGGGCAGGGCTCCAAGACCGAACGCCGCCGCCGTTCCGGTCCCCTTCCAGCCGCCGGGCGCACTGATAGAGCCGAGCGAGGAGGACATCGTCGGCTTCGAGAACCCGGTACCACCGCCCGCGTTCTGGGCGGTGAAGCCGGACCCTCCGACCGAGTGACGAGATGCCTTGCTCAGGCTGGTCTCGATGTTCTTCGCGCTGGCCTCGAT